GGAGAGTTATAAAAAGTATTTTGTATATGATGCGTAATCGTGTTTTAGATAAAAATAGTTATGCAAGGGTTTACGATATTAGCAAGTATGTAAATATAGATTGTGTAGAAGAAATAGAATTGGTGGAGAAAGAAAATGAAGAGGGTTAATGTCTTCGGATATAGGGTTTCTCAAGATGATTTTGAAAGGTTATTGTATTTTTTTACTGAGTACTACAAAAAGAAAAGAGGTGTCCGTGCTCATACTAAGGCAAGAGTTTTGTTGTATAAGGTTTTATATACAATTACGATTAAACATCAAAAAGGTGGCGGAGAAACTTATTCAATTTGGCGTAATGCACCCGATGATATATTTGATAGATTGAAAGTTTTACAGGTGAAACTTGATCAATTGTTAAGTGATTTTGAGGAACCAATACTTGCGAAAATAGATAAGATTTTGAGGAGTGCAGAACGAGGAGTATGGGAGGTTGATTTAGAAACTGGGCGGTTGTTGACTTTTGTTCCTCAGGCACAACAGATATATGTTAATGTTGACGAGGAAGAATTAAAAGATGTTGGTTATGAAGCAGAAATAGAAGAGAAAATAAATAGGATAGTAAAAGAGTATGATTTACATAATGAATCTGATTTAATTTTAGTTGATATTTTAAAGGATCTGTTATATGAAATTAAACAAAATCCACATGATACGAAGTTGTTGAAGGCTCTTGTTGATATTTATTCTAGCTTGGGTATTGAAAGAAGTAAGAGAGCGGAAGAGGAAGAAAAAGTAGAATCGGGAACAGTTGCTGATCTTGTAAAACTTTATGATGAATATGTATCAAGTGGTGATTGGCTGGAATTGGAAAAGAAATGGCGAGAAGAGGAAATAGCTTTATTATTGCGTAAATTAGATAGAAAATTTCCAGAGACGAATGAGCCTGAACTTACACCAGAGATGTTTCAGATTATAACTGGATTATCAGTTGAAGAGGCCAAAAAGATTGTGGAGAATCCTTATGACGACAAATACGGAAATAAGAAATTTGAATAAAGTTAAGTTTTCTAAGAAAGACTTAGAGAATTATTTCAAGATTATATGGTGGTTTCGTAGTCATCCTGATCATGCAGTGTATAAATTATTTGGAATTGAGTTAACCCCACATGAAAGAATTTTATTAAGAACAGCTTTATCGGGCAAGTATTCTAGTATCATTTGGTTATTAGGGCGTGGTATGGCAAAGACTACGATGTTGTGGATTACTGCGCTTGTAACTGGATTGTTATATAGTAAAAGTCAGATTCCGCTGTTAGGTCCTGATTTTCGACGGGGTAAAAGTATTTTTTTGGAAATTGAGAAGTATTTGTCGGGGTTGGTGCCGGGGATGAGTCCTACTCCTTTTGTATTAAAATCATTAGTTGTTAATAAAGCTGGCGGTTATGTGTTGCATGATCAAGATATGTGGCGTTTACAATTTTCTCATGGTTCTGTTTTAGTAACTGCTCCATTAGCAAGTAGTAAGTTGAAGGATCGTTCTGGTGTTAGGGGGTTTCGTGCTAGTAGAATGATGGCAACTGATGAAAGTGCTGATATATCACAAGATATTTGGGATAAAGTTATTAAACCTTTTGCTAGGGTTAAACAGTGGGGACAGAAAAATTATAAATTTGTTACTATTCAAGCAGGTACAATTGATGTTGAGGGAAGTAGATATTATAAAGAAGTTCAATTGCATAAGAAGTATAGTCTTCAGCCAGAAACGGGATATCTGTTTTTAGAATTTAATTATGAAGATGCTTTTTTCTTTACAAAACCACAAGAAATTACATATTCAAATTATTTACAAGTATTAAAGAGTAAACATTTACGATATGTTTATCCTATTTATTTAGAATCAATTTTGAAGGAACGTTTTGAGGGGGATAGGTATTCATATTTACTGGAGAATAAGAATGTATTGGTATCAACACCCGATAGAGTATTTCCACCTGTTTTAATAAAGAAAGCAACTGGACTTAGGAATCCAGATGGAAGTTTTATGGATGATGTAATTTTTGACGATGGTCAAGAGATTTTATTGCCACCGGGAATTATTTCTCTTAAACCTTATTCAGATGAAATTAGTGTGATAGGCGTTGATGTGGCAAGGAGTAGTTTAAATGATACTGCTATGGTTGTGTTATCTTATAATGAAACGGATGCTAAAAATTATAATGTTCCACCATTTTGGTATGTTTCTTCGGTTGTTTTGTTGAATAATTTAAATTTTGAAGAACAGGCAATAGAGATATGGAAGCTTTTAGAGAGATTTCCCAATACTATATTGATTCATATGGATAAACGTGGTGGTGGTATGGCTTTAGCAGATCTTTTGGTAAAAGGGAAAAAAGATGATAGTGGAAATTGGCAATTTCTTCCAATTTTTGATCCTGATGTTCAAACGCCAGAAGATTTTGTGGGCAAGGATATTTTGAGATTGGATGCTTCAACGGATGTTTTGAATGAATATAGGGTTATGAAAGCACGTAGTTTATTAGAAAGGCGACAAATATTATTTCCATATAGTAATTTAAGAGATATTGGTCATGATTTGTTAGAACAGGAATATGCTTATTTGAGAGAATTGATTTTACAATTGACAAATGTAAGAAAAACTGCTACTAAACAAGCCTCTAAATATTATGTTGAAGTTGGTGGTAATAAACGATATAAAAAGGATTTATTTTCTGCTTTTCTTTTGGCGGTGGATGCAATAGAGCAGAAGGATAAGTATAGAATGAAAGAAGTTGCTTTTGGAATTTGGCTATAAGGGGGTTATTATGTTTAAAGAGTTAATACAAAGTTTTTTTAAAAAGCAGGGACAAGAGGTAGATTTTATAGAAACACAAGAGGATGGGCCAGTACAGTTATTTAAAGTAGGGAATAAAATTATGGCGGCCGTGCTTCCCGATAACTTAACTGATGCTACAGAAACTCTGGAGAAAATAGAGAAGCTTGAGAATTTTGAAGGTTTTTCTGATAGAGAATATAGACGATTGGAAAAACTGTGCTGGGATTTATATTATACAGAAGGTGCTATTTTTTCTACGATAAATGCTTTTGCGGGGTTAACGATAACGCCAATTGTGTATGTCAATAAAGAGAAAGATGTTTTATATTTTTGGTTAAAAGACACTACTTTAGGGAATTCTTCTTTATCAAATGATATTACTAGAAGTAGTTTGCGTAGTGTTTTGTATGATGGTTTTGTATCTCTTTTATTGAGTGGTAATTGGGTTGTTTCCTTATTATGGCGTGATGTTAAGTTTGGTGAAAGTGTTTATAGGTTACCTCTCTATTTTTATACTTGGGATATGCAGCGTATTACAATAAAAAATACTCCGGGTGGGTTGGTTGCTTTTTATAGACCAACGGCGGAAGAAGAAGAGTTTCTTAGGAAGGGTTTGCGGAAAGATAGTATTTTGAATTTATATCCTAAAGAGTATTTGCAGATGCTGAAAAAGGGGTATGATAAGAAAAATGGTTTGGTTTTATTAGATCCACAAACTACCTTTATATTTCGCAATTCTGCCAATCCCAAGAATAGTTATGGTGCTCCCTATATACTTTCTGCCTTGAGAGCAGTAGCTGAGAAACAAAGGTTACAGTTATTGGATCATGCTATCATTAGTGGTTTAATTTATAGAGTGATTATATTTAAGATAGGTAAATTACCAGATGATAAACCTTATGATCAAGCTGCTTTAGCAATTATTAAGAAGAGAGCACAAGTGTTTGCTCAGTTGTGGTCAAGTCCTAAGGTATTAACTAATCGTATGTTATTATGGGGTGGTGATGATGTAGATGTGTTAGATATTAGTTCTGATGGAAGTATTTTGCAATTTGAGGGTAGGTTTAATGAGGCGGATGATAATATTACACTTGCTCTTGGTATTCCTCGTGTTTTATTAGATGGTCGTTCTACGGGTACACAGGCTCGTGATTTAGCTTCTTTTGTTACTCTGCGAGGGCGAATTGATTATTGGCAATCTCTCTTCAATTCTTTTTTATATCAGTTATTTAGCCAGATATATGCTTATAATGAGCATTTGAGTAATAATTTTATTCCTTATTTAGCTGCTTCGCCGATTGAGAGAACGGTTGATGTGGTAAGATTAATTTCTCGTTTTTATGAAGATGGTGTATTTGGTAATATTGATATTTTATCTATTTTAGGAAAAGATGTGGGTGATGTTTACTTTAGGAGACAATATGAAAATGAAAATGAGATTGATAAGGAGTTTGATGCACCCGATGTTGCTTTTTCGTAAATTATTACTGTTTATTCAATTAATGTGTTTATTTTTTGTTATATTTTTTATGAAGGAGGTTAATTATGGAGCGGAAAATTGAAAGTAATAAAATAACTTTTGAGGTTGAGTTGGATGTTGCGAATTTGTTAAAGAAGCAGAAAGCCTCTGTATATTTTGAAGAGGATGAACTTTTTCTTCGTTTTGATAATTGGTTGATGCATTTTGAGGTGCCTAATAGGAATGGTATTCTGTGGCGGAAAGAGGATGTAGAAGCTTATATACAAAATGGTGGATTTTCTCCAGAAAAACCTGTTATGGTTTCAAGTAATCATCAAGACGATTCTGTTATTTTAGGTATTGCAACCAATCCCCGAATTGAGTATGATGAATCCGCTAATGCAGTTGGTTTGAAGGTGACTACCGTTTTATGGAAGTGGGCTGCCGGTGAAACAATAGAGATGTTAAAATTGGCTGGAAAGAAGTTGCGTTTTTCTGTTACTGCCTTTATTGATTCTTTGACTTGTTCTATCTGTGGTCATACTTTTAGACCTTGGGAGGGAGAGACACCCTGTGAACACTGGATTGAGTTTGCTCCTTTTTATGGAGATAAACCGCAGATTGTTGATAATTCTATTATATGGCTTGGACATGAACCAGCAGATCCAGATGCTAGGATAATTAAGAAAGAAAATTATTTAGAGATGTTATTTAAAATTGCTAGGGCGGAAGTTGGTGGGATAGTTTTGAATGAAAAAATAATTAATGAAATAATGGGGGAAGGGGATATGAGAGATGAAAAAGTAATTAACGAAGTTCCCTCTCATACTTCTTATGGTGGAACAATTGATGAAGGTCCTTGGGATGCTGATGCTGCCATTCAGAAATTGCGTAAATGGGCTTCTTCTGACGGAAGTGGAGACAAGGATACCATAGATTGGGATAAGTATTTTAAGGGGTTTGGTTGGCGTGATGGTGAAAAAAAGGATAATTTTACCTCTTATAAATTGCCCCATCATACTGTTAGAGATGGTAAATTGATTTTGTCAAAGCGGGGTGTGGTTGCGGCGCTTCAGGCGCTGAATGGTGCTAGGCGTCCTGTTAAAATACCCGATTCAGAGATTAAAAAAGTTTATAATCATTTGGCTAAACATTATCGTGCAATCTTTAATGAAGATCCACCCGATTTGAAAGCGGAAAATGCAAATGAGATTCTTGAAAGTAAATTAAGAGAGGAAAATAAGGAGGGCAATATGCAAGAACTTGAAGAGCGTCTGAATCAGCTGGAGCAGGAAAACCAGCAACTCAAGGAAGAGCTTGAGAAGTATAAGAAAATGATTGAAGAACAGGAGAAAAGAGAAAAAATGAATATGTTTGGTTTCGAGGTTTCCGAAGAGGAAAAAGAGATGTTTGAAACTATTGTGAATAAACTTGACAAAGAAGAGATTGAATGGCTTGTTTCTAAGTTTAGTC